CTCTAAAACATCAGAGAATTTTTTATTTTTAAAAATTATGTTATCAAATTGTGACATAAATATACATTTAGTTTCTTATAAATATGAAAACTAAAACTTTGTATATCCGTGTTCTAAATAAAATACATAACCTTCTTTAAAAATATCATAGAGTTGATTAGCTATCTTTGTAATCTTAGGAGTTTTAACATCTATGATTTCACGGATATAAATGTAAAGTGCTTTTTTATTAAAAACATCTAAAAATTCTCGTTTACGGAATAACTCAAGAATAGCATCTGCTATTTGAGCATCATATTCTTTAGGAAATAAATCATAAATATATTTAGTACAATGTTCTACATATTCATCTATAAACATAGATAAACGTTCATTATAAGGAGACTCTTCAATATCATAAGAATGGTTTTCATCTTCCTCTAATGTTTCAATAGGCAAAGTATCAATACGTTTTTTATAATTTTTTTGGTTTGAAAGAATTAAATAACGTTTAACAATAGTACCAAAATATGAATATGCTTTAGCTCCTCTTTCTGGATTAAATAAATGAATTTTAGTTAAAAGGAAAGTGATTACTTCATGTTGTAAATCCTCAATATTATCTACCTCAGTATAATAAAATTTAAACGTATGGATAATATTTTCGGTAAGTTTAAAAAAGGCATAATGAATTCTATCATTGTATAATCTACTTTTTAACTCAAAATCAGTTGTATTGTTATACAGAATGATAGCATCCTCAGTATCTTGAGTAAAGTACTGTATGCCTTTCTTTTTCTTTTTTACAACTACCTCTTCCATTACTTTGAAATATTTTTAATAACAAAAGAATTTAACGCTGTTTGAATTGTTTTAATTTGTTCAAAGAAAAATCCAATTTCATCATCTGATTTAAAACTACCTTTAGCGTCTACTTCCATTAATTTCTTTTCAGCCATTTCAATAGTGTCTGAGATTTTGTTTAGGTAGGTCATGTAACCTGCTAAGATGTCTTCTTGTTTTTCATTTTTCCTAAGAAGATTAAAGGTCGTGTATCCTAAGACCACGACCATCAAACCTAAAAGTATTAAAGTTAATATCATAAATTATCTAACATATTTTTTAAGCCTTCACTTTTTATACTACCTAATGCTTTTTGCTTAGTAGCGTTTGATGAAGGCGCTTTTTTGTTGGATTCCAAGGTAAATGATTTCTTTGGCTTATCCAAGTTACCTTTAAATTTAGGTAACCATTCTCTTTCAAACTCAATTCTAGCAGCCATTAAATCAGCTTGATGTACAATGTAAGGTAAACTAGTTCTAGGTTTAGTCTCTGGCATATAAGTCATTAAATATTTCTTATTTGCTTCATCGTATAAACCATCATGAGTTTGAATTGTAATCATTTCATTAAACGAGTACTTAATATCATGAGCCTGGAGTAAATATAAGCCACGATCAGGTACAGAGGCAAAAGCAAGTTTATCATTAAACATATAATCTTCACCTAATTTATCTTGTCTCCATTTATCAGTTTGAGGAATATATGAGTCATGTTCTTCATCACCTAATTTACCCAGGTCATGATTTAGAGCAGAAAACACTAATTCTTCTTCAGTATAAGTAGTAATATCAGCTCCCATTTTCTCCCAAAGTTTATGAAGATGAAGAGCACAAGTAATAACACGATTAACATGCTCTACATATCCTCCAGGGAAAGCATTATGATATTCTTTTTTATGGGCAGCAGGCATTAACATTAAACGTTCAGCATACTTTTCATAAAATTCAATTAGTTTAGTTTTACGAGGTTCAGAAATATAATCCTCAATAAAAGACATTAATTCATTCCAATTAGCTTGGATCTGTTCAGCTGTTAATTGCATATTAAAATCTGTTAATTTCTCCGGGTCCTAATGGTTCCTGTTGTACAAACGCCTTAGCGTCATTAATATTATCCCTCATTTCTTGAATAATCTCATCTACCAAAGCCCAGTTATTCTGTCGTAGCGCAAACTGCAGTTTCTCAATTCCCCCTTCTACCCTTTCCATCCTTCTCATTATTATGTCTCTATGTTTCATATCCTTTTTTTAACCCGTGTAGTACAAATATAACATGACATCCCATTTAGGCCAAATTTAAGCCAAAAGGAGTTTTACAAATTCTAAATTCTTTTTAAGATGTGAGCATTTTTCATACTCTTCTATTTCTTGAAAGTAACTTATAGATAATTCTAATGCTGTTTTCAATTGTATATCTGAAAAATGGTACAGAGCTTCTTGGTGTGAAAAATTATTAGGATTTACTTTTTGAATATATTCCCATGCTTTAGTAAACACTACAAATTCACCTGCTTTATCTATATCTGTTATATCTAATCCTTCTTCTAATTTATCAAAAAATTTAAGTAATTGTGAGTTAAATAGGTTATGATTATAAATAAGCTTTTTAAACATTCCAACCCAAAATAAAGGGTGGTTTTTATAGTCTGTTATTAAAATATCTGTTGCCTGTGCCTTCTCTTTTAGAGAATCAGGCTCTTTATTATTAAATAAATCAAATATTTTATCTACATCCATATACGATAAATATAGACGTCATAAACCTTCATATAGTGTCTATATTAAACTACCTTATTCAGGTCACGTCAGGTGTCAAAATCAACCAATAGTGTCATCTAGATGGTCTGGTATCCCATCTCCATCTACATCTGCTATTTCTTTATAACCAAAAGCATCCATAAATTTAGCAACACGATCCTTTAAATCTCCATCAGTATCTTCAAACCAATCTTCTTTAAGTTGGTCATGATCTAAAATAGTAGTTAATGCTTTATATAATTTTTCAACATCATCTACTAAGTAGATATCTGGTGTATGAAAATCTAAACTAAAAGCATAATCATCGATTTGAGGAATATTTAACAAAGAATCTGTTTTACCTATTTTCTTTTCAGTTGGAACATCTTTTCCAAACTTATGAAAGTATTCTCCAACATAGATATATCCTTGTCCGGGGTTTAATTGAAACTCATTCATTATTTTAATAAATTATAATACTCGTTAAAATGTTTAATACGATCAGGCAAACCAATTGTTCCACCATTTACTCTTTTAGTAACAGCAGTTACAGTTCCTTGGTCAGCTCCTTTATCACAAATACTCCAAAGTCCATTTTTATTAAAGAACCAAGCAGCAGACATTAAAGGATATTTAGTAGCAACCAAATCAGGGTTAGCCAAAATTTCCTCAGGAACAAATTTATCAAAAGCAGAATAATTATCTTTACCAGTCAATTGGATATAACCACGACCTCTAAATTTAAATCCATCTTGAGTAGCTTCAGCCCCATTACCCATTCTACCTCCGTAAACACGAGAGGCAATAGCAATAGGTTTACGAGCGTATTGTTCAGCTAAAGCTAAAGTAGGGAAATATTTTTTAAAAATACCCATTAAACCTTTAGAAGAGTAATTTAAATTTTCTGAAGTTGCCTTCCAACCCCCTGACTCATGACCGCATTGGGCTAAGAAATGAGCTAATCTTAAGGGATTAGTTATATTAAACTTAGCAGCAGTGTCAGGAATCTGAACTAATACAGCATCAGGAATGTGTCCTTTTAATTTATCTAATTTAAAGCTAGAAGCAGGAACTACTACAGTAGGAGCAGCAGGTGCAGCTGGAGCTGAACCTATGATTTTATTCCAAGTTGCATCTCCTACTATACCATCTGCTACTAATCCATTAGCGGCTTGATACTTTTTAACAGCTTCTTCAGTCTTAGGACCAAATGTACCAACAGGATCAATTCCTAATTTTACTTGAAGTTGTCTCACCTGTTCATTTTTATCACCTTTTTTTAATAACATAGTTAATTATCTTTATGTTTATCGATTTTTTCTAAAATTTTATTTAATATAGAATGTTTAATAAAACCAGCATTTGAAGCATTTTTTAAAGCACTAACTATTTGAAATATTATAAACGGCATTATAATAGTCTCTGAGAGCCAGGATGTGCCTGGAAATCCTATTTCAACCATTAGTATTACTGTTAGTATAACTAACCATGTAAATGTGGTCTTTAATACTTTAACTGCTTTATAAGTTTTAAATCCTTCTTTCTTAGTACCAGCAACTATACCGAAAAACCCATCCATAAAAGCAACAGCCACTATAGCTAAATACTGCTCATTATTATCTATAGCTAATCCTCCGAAGTAACTACAAACAAAAGCAAAGGTTGTGGTTAATGATAATAATAATACTAGTAATGTAGATTTCATTATCCTTCTATATCTTTATCTTC